CAAAAGCTATTGAACTGTTAAACAAGGCTGCTAAGAATCCGGAGAAAGTAAAATGAAATACACTCTTTTACTTGCTCCATTATTACTGACTGGATGTCTGTTTAAAGATCCAGTTCCAGTTAAACAAGTATGGCCAGACGTTCCTAAAGAACTGTTAGAAGCGTGTCCAGACCTTAAACAGATAGATCCAGATAAAAATAAACTTAGCGAAATTATAACTGTTGTCAGCGATAACTATTCTACCTATTACGATTGCAAAGCCAAAGTAGACGATTGGATCATTTGGTACAACGGCCAAAAGAAAATATATGACGGAAAATAATCATGCGATTTATTAGAAAATTAGAAGAGGCCGCTGCAAAAAAACTAAGACGAATTTTTTTAAATGCTAATAAACGTGCAGAATATTCTGTAGCTGACATTAGTAGATTAGAAAAAGAACTAGCTCTAGCTAAGACAAAAAGCATAGAAGAATGCCAGGCTGCTTTAGACGCGGCTCAGCAAGCGGCTGAAAAAGCACAAAAGGTTGCACAAGAACTCATGCTTGAAGTTAGAGCTTGCGAAGAAAGACTTAGACATCAACAATCTATAATTAACGAGAAATAAAGTGGCCAATGTAGTAATTTGTGCTGGCATATCATTTGTGTCAACGCACATGCGGCCAGTAGGGCCGTTTCAACTTGCAAATGTTTTAAGAGCAGCCGGGTATACAGTACAAGTTATTGATTGTTGGCCTTGGATTGCTTCAGCTGGTTTAGATACTGCCAAAGAAGTCTTAGGACACTTTGTAAATGAAGATACTCTTTGGGTTGGATTTAGCTCAACGTGGTTAACTAAAATTAACCAACCTAAAGAACATTTACACGCCGTATATATGGATCTCGACATGCTAGTTGAGAACACTTATATTTTTAATCCTGAAGAATTACTCGACCTTAAGAGCTACTTAAAATCTAAAAGTCCAAATTGTAAATTTGTGTTAGGTGGCGGAAGAGCACCCCTTGGAAGAACTGAAAAACTACCACCGTTCATTGACTGTTTCATTGAAGGCTATGCCGACACAACTGTGTTAGAGTGGACTAAGTATTGCCAAGGTCGCAATCCATTCTTACCAGTACACAAGAACGCAGACGAATCAATCAGCATCATACATGACCACAAGGCCAGTAGATTTGATTATAACAACCATAAATTTACATGGCACGAAAGCGACATGGTTCGCCCAGGTGAAGCATTACCAATGGAAATTGCTAGAGGTTGTATTTTTAACTGTGCCTTTTGCGCATATCCATTGAATGGTAGGAAAAAATTAGACTATCTTAAAGATCCAATTATCTTAAGAGAACAACTACAAGAAAACTACGAAAGATTTGGTACAACCCATTACTGGTTTTTAGATGACACATTTAACGATAGTGTGGAAAAATTAGAAATACTTTATAACGGTGTATTTGCAAAATTGCCTTTCAAAGTAAACTTTTCTGCTTACCTGCGCCTAGACCTAATACATGCTCATCCAGTATCAATTGATTTACTTAAAGACATGGGATGTGGTGGATTAAGTTTTGGTATTGAATCTTTAACTTATGAATCTGTAAAAGCAATAGGTAAAGGCATTACTAAAGACAAGGTCTATAACACCTTAATGAGCTTAAAAGAAAAAATGCCAGATAGCATACTCGACTCGCAGTTTATTGTAGGACTGCCCTACGAAACAGCCACCTCGGCTGAAGCATGGATTAAAGAAATTACAGATCCAAACTATCCTTTAGATGCTATAAAGATTTCTAGTTTATCTATGAATTTCTTCCCTAATATCGATAACATATGGCGGAGTCATTTTGAAAATAATCCAGAGAAATACGGGTATACTTTTAAGTACAATCACAGATACTGGGTCAATAACGTAGGTTTCAGTAGATTTGATGCCGATAATGTTATTAAAAAATGCCAAGGTATAATTGACAAAAAAGGCAACTTTGGGTGGTTAGGAGTAAATGGTCAACGAAATATGGGAGTATCTACTGAAGTTGCGGAAAATCTTAGCAGATTAGACAGAAAAGAGCTGGGCGATGAATTGATTAAAATACGTAAAGAGTTCGCAAAACAATATATCAAGGATTTGTTAAATCTCGATCCGCAATAAATAATAGCATATTAAGGAGCAAGGAATGGCGTTACACGATTCCATTTTAAAACTAATCAACAAAGACCCTAAAGAGGCGGATGCACCAAAGCCAGCACCGGGATCACGTTCAGAGCGTGAAGCAAAAATCAAAGACAAAGCAGGTATGGTTATTTCTGTATTTGCGCTATTTCTAGCAGTCAACAGTTGGTACGGTGGTAAACTATCTAGTACAGTACTAAACAACACATTAGGTGCTAATAACACCTGGGCACAATATCAAGCCAAAGCTGGCCGTGGCGTTAGCTATGAGATTGCCGCTAAGACAACTAGTGATGCCAAGTTAAAAGCAGAGTTCATGGCTGAGAAAGAGCGTATGGATTCTGACAAGAAAGAAATTGCTGAAAAGGCTAGAGCCATGGAAGCCGCACGTGAAGAAGCAAAGAAATCTAGTCCATGGATTGGTTATGCAAGTACAGCGTATCAACTAGCCATTGTTGTTCTATCTGCTAGTATTTTAGCCGTTAGTATGCCCATGTTCTGGGCCAGCTTTGCAGTAGCAGGTGTAGGTATAGCATTAAGTTTAAACGGGTTATTCCTGTTTTGGTAAAATAATTTAGGAGCGAACAATGAGCGAAGAAGTTAAAAGCGAAAGCGAAAAGAAAAAAGAAGATTGGATGAATGCCAAGTGGCGTCCAATGATGGGCTGGATGTATATGCTAGTCTGTACTATGGACATGGTAATATTTCCAATCTTATGGAGTTTATTACAGACTATGACTCATAGTCCTATTACACAATGGAATCCATTAACACTACAAGGTGCAGGACTATTCCACATCGCAATGGGCGCCGTATTAGGTATTGCGGCATTTGGTCGTACACAAGAAAAATTAAATGGAGCAAATAATGGCGGATTACAAACAGCAGGCAGCACGCCAGCACCTGGCTTTGCTCCATCAGCACCAAGCAGTTTCCAGACATCAACTGCGCCAAGTTTCGGAGCACCAAGTGCCCCAAGTAGCTTTGGCGGAAGTAGCTTTGGAAGCGTACCTAGTGCAACACCAAGTTTTGGAGCAACGGTTGCTCCAACAAGTCCCGTAATGAGCAGTACTGGTAAGCCAATGCCAGTGCAACCTGCTCAACCAGAACTATAAGGAGAGTTCGTATGAAACATTTAATTTTTGTAGCCGGCCTAGCATTAACTATGGTATATCCAGCGTATGCCGAAGGCGAGACTAAAAAAGTCTGCGTTGACGTCAAAGGCAAAGACGGTAAACCAGAAGTAGATAAAAAAACTGGAAAAACCAAACAAAGCTGTAAAGAAGTCAAAGTGCATAAAAAGCACGAAGGAACCAAAGTAGAAGACGCTAAGAAAAAATAATACGTCATTCTCTTGACAGGGTAGGGTTAAAAAAGTATAATTACTTTATAACCTTACCCTATTTTTACGACTATGTCAGACTTATATCAAACACTAGGAGTCGATCCAGGTGCCAGCCAAGATGAAATTAAGCAGGCTTATAGAAGCTTGGCTATGAAATACCATCCTGACAGGACTGGCGGGGACGACTCCAAATTTAAAGAAATTCAAGGGGCCTATGCTACCTTAAGCGATCAACAAAAAAGATCCGAATACGACCAGATGCGTCGAGGAGGCGGAACTCAATTTAGATTTACTTCTAGCGAAGGGTTTGCTGATTTTTCAGACATGTTTGGCGGAGTTCCACCATTTGGCGGACAACATCCGTTTGCTGATATTTTTGGACGTCAGCGTATTCGCAAAAACAGAGATCTTAATATTCAATGCCAAATTACTCTGTTAGACAGTTTTACAGGCAAGCAACTAGAAGCTAGTTATGCATTACCAAGTGGTAGAATGCAAAGTGTTATCATTAATGTGCCTCCGGGTGTGGAACACGGATCAACTATTAGATATCAAGGTCTAGGCGACGATAGCCATCCACAGTTGCAAAGAGGCGATTTAAATGTTACAATACTAGTGGTGCCTGATCCAAAGTATCGAAGAGAAGGCAACGACTTATACACACATTTAGACATAAGCCCAATTGAAGCAATGATTGGATGTAGGAAAACAGTAACATCAATAAATGGACAAAACATTGCGATAGATGTTAGACCAGGTGTTGAAACAGGTGTAGAGTACGCTATAACAGGGCATGGCTTTACTAATATTAATAATTCTATAAGAGGAAGATTGGTTGCTGAAATTAGGATCAGAACTCCGGAAGTTAAAGATCCAGCACTAATTGAAAAACTAAAACTGATTGATCACGAAATTAATCGCAGATAAAGGACCAAAATGGTAGAACCAAGTGATAGCCTACAGGCAGTATTTGAAAAAGCTATTGAAACAGCTAGACAACTTAGACACGAGTATCTAACAATAGAACATCTATTGTTTGCCATGCTATGTGAAGATTCATTTTCTAAATGTCTACAAGGATACGGCAGTGATCCAGTTTATATTAAAACAAATCTAGAACACTATTTGAAAAATAAATGTGCAGAAATTACCGTTGAAGATGTTGTCGTAAAACCTAAAAAAACACAAAGCGTGGAACGTGTACTAAATCGTGCATTTACACAGGTATTGTTTAATGGTCGCCAACGCATTGAACCAGCTGATGTATTTTTATCAATCATTGGTGAAAAAAGATCCTGGGCATATTTTTATATTCAACAAGCGGGCATTGACAAAGATAAGTTTGCTGACTATCTTAATAATTCCTCAGAAGGTCCAGAGGAAGAAGAAATGCCAGATCAAGTCGGCAGTAAGGCCCTCAAGGCATTTACTACAAATCTAAACGACAGTGTGAAGAAAGGCGCAATTGATCCTGTTATTGGCAGGATTGATGAACTAGAAAACATTGCCCTAGCATTAGGTCGCCGTAGTAAAAACAACGTTATCCTAGTTGGTGATCCCGGTGTAGGTAAGACTGCTATTGCCGAAGGTCTTGCATTTAACATCGTAAAAGGCGCTGTACCAGATTTCTTAAAAGACTACACAGTTTATAACTTAGACATTAGTGCCATGCTGGCAGGTAGTAAGTACCGCGGTGATTTTGAAGAGCGTTTTAAAGCAGTTCTAAAAGGCCTAAGCAAAAAAGGCAAAACTGTATTGTTTATTGACGAAGCACACATGATTAGCGGTGCTGGTTCAGCAAGTAATTCAGCAAATGACCTTGCTAACATGATGAAGCCTGCACTGAGTAAAGGTAATATTAAAGTTGTTGCATCAACAACTTGGGAAGAGTATCGTAAGCACTTTGAAAAGGATCGTGCCCTAATGCGCCGCTTCCAACGCATTACAGTTGACGAACCTACTCCAGAAATGACTCTACAGATTCTCAAAGGTATCAAAAAGTACTACGAGACCCATCACAATGTTAAGATCAAAGAAGAAGCATTGCAAACTGCGATCAAACTAAGTGTACGTTATCAAGCAGACAAGAAACTACCAGACAAGGCTATTGACCTTATTGACTGTGCTTGTTCAAGATTTAATTTAAAGTTAGCCGATGAACGTGTTGTTGGCACTAGCGAAATTGAATTTGAATTATCTAAGATGGTTCAAATTCCAGAAGATGTAGTTGCAGAACAAGAAAGCGAAGGTCTTGCTACACTACAACCAAGACTACAACAAGAAGTTTATGGCCAAGATTTAGCTATTCAAGAAGTTGTAGACAAGATCATTGTTGCCCGAGCAGGTCTTAAGCCAGAAAACAAACCAATTGGTAGTTTTGTATTCATGGGCCCAACAGGCTGTGGTAAAACAGAAACTGCTAAATCTCTTGCCAAGCACCTCGGTGTTAAACTATTACGTTTTGACATGAGTGAATACCAAGAAAAACACAGCATCTCTAAGCTGATTGGTAGTCCTCCTGGTTATGTTGGCTTTGAAGAAAATGCAGGTCAGCTTATTACTCAAATTCAAGAGCATCCAAACGCTGTTCTATTATTTGACGAAGTTGAAAAATCACATCCAGATGTAACTACTGTACTATTACAAATGATGGATAATGGTTTTGTTACTGGATCAAATGGAAAACAAGCTGATTGTAGAAACCTGTTGTTAATTCTTACTACAAATGCTGGTGCTCAAACAGCTGAAAAGAATAACATTGGATTCGGCAAACAAGAAAAAGATTACAGTGATACTGATCTTAAAAAGTTCTTTACACCTGAATTCCGTAATAGACTAGATGGCATTATTACATTCACCAAGTTAGAACGATCAACTATGACTAAGATTGTTACTAAGTTTATTGATGAGCTAAGAGAACAGGTTAAAGACAAAGCAGTAAGGATCAAAATTGATAAAGATGCAATTGAATGGCTAATTGATAAAGGTTTTGATCCTAAAATGGGAGCTAGACCATTGCAACGTGTCATTGACAAAGAAATTAAACGTGATCTTGCTAAGATGATGTTGTTTGGTGATCTGAAGAATGGTGGTTGGTTAACTATCACTGTATCAGATGATAAACTGTTCTTGGCTGCTAGAGGAAAAACTCCTAAAGTTCCTCTGATTTCTGCAAGTCCTTTAGAAAATGTTAGTCAAGCAAACTAGAAGATTGTTTCAAGGAAAATACCAGTACAAAGCTGTGCTGGTATGTCCGGCTGCACACTTCTTTAGAGGAAAAAATATCTATGACGCAATTGATAAAATCAAAGAAGGCGGCATTGGTATAGGTAAAAATCCCTACAACAAAATTAAAACTCAAGACGATTTTGATTACTCTATTAGTGTAGCTAAAAGTATATTGAAAATGTCAGATTACGACATTCGTATAGAATCACCATTCTTGAGCTTTTATACAAATAATCTGCAAGATATTAACTCGTTAGTTAAAATTGACAACAATCGAGTAAAATATACCAGTATGCCTAACAACACTATTCAGGAAGGCACTATTATCATGCCTAAGATCAACTTTGACTATAGAGTTACACTGGGCAAGAGCAACAAACGTCAGGATAGCTTTGTTGAGTGGGCAGAAACTAACAGTAAGATTAAACTAACTGGTAGTTGTAAAACTGAGCTATTACGACCTATAAGTTGGGGCGGAAGTTATTTCTACGTTACGGGCGAAAAACAGCTGATGATGGCTAAAATGATGCTGGGCGGCTGCATCAATAAGATAGAAACCATAGTCAAGAATTAGTTTGACCGCATATCAAAGCCTAAGATAAATACACTAAGACATTGTCTTTGTACAATTACGGGCTTAGAATATGCGAATTAACGAACTAGTAGAAAATATTGACGTAGATCTTCACTTTAACAACAAGAACGAAGATAATTTAGGCTTTGATATAGCTGACGATCTGTTGTTTTATATGCAGAACAACGACGATGTATATCGTCGACATGTTTATCCTCAACTAGTTAAAAACAAACACTCTTTTAAATCAGGAAGTGTTGATCGTAAATTGTTTAGTAGTGCAGTACATGAAGCGTACAAAGCATATACTAAGGAATTTCCCGTAAGAAAATTACCAGAAACATTGCCTACAGATGTACACGAAAAAGTTTGCTTAGAACTTTACAAAAAATGTACAGAAGAATATAGATCTAAAAAATAATGTTACTAAGAGAACTTTTTGCTTTTACTGAAGCTAAGAAACAGAATGCCGATGACGACAGCATGGATCGCTACGGACGTCCGTTTAATCATCCAGAGCATTTTGTATTCTTTAAAGGCCTACGAGGTACACTAGAACAATTAAACAATTTTAAAGAAATTGTTTCAGAAAAGCCGGGCGCTACATCCTTAAGAAGAAAATGGGATGGTAACCCTCAAGTCTACTGGGGTAGAGAATCCAAAGGAGGTCCACTAATATTAGTTGGACACAATCAATGGAGCAGAGGAGTTAAAGCAGAAAGTCCTAAAGAAATTATAGATTTCATTGTCAATCAAAGTGGTAAGGCCAAGACCCCCGAAGATCAAAAGAACAGACAGCAGTTTGCACAAAACTTTGCTAATCTGTATCCATTGTTTGATGCCGCAACACCAAAAGACTTTGTTGGGTTTGTATATGCAGATGCTCTATACGGTGTTGATCCATTGTTAAACAAACGTCTAGATGATGGCGGTGCTGAATATCCTAAAGGAATTTATAACTTTTGACCTAAAC